CTTTCTGCTCTATTTGTGCATTAGCTCCCCTTTATATCACGTTATCTATGATGACTAAAACTTATACTTCAAACCAAGCTTCGTTCCGTAAGAATTAGTTGTATCTGTAACGATAGAGAACTCTCCATATACATCAATATTTTTTGATGCAACTACAGAACCACCAACTTTACCAGAGAAGTTTGTTTCTGAATCTGCACCATCTGGGTTATTAAGATAAGCACCACCTTGAATGTAGTAACTACCAAAGGCATTGCCATTTTCATAACCAAGATGTAAGTCAGTACCAGAGCCAGTGTAATCTTTGCCTGTATAAGAACCGTTGTTCTCTACGTTTACATAGAAACCAGCAAATGCAGGTGTTGATAAAGCTGATGCAGCAGCTATTGTTAATACTTTTTTAAGCATTTAATTAGATAAATTAAAGCTGTATGCTACACGATTTATTTTATTTTTCAATAACTATGGGTCAGTTTTATGACCAAGCTACTCCTGTTGTTTGAACAGGTGTATTAATTAAATCAATCTCATCTTTTAAACTTTTTTCTATTGCAGTTACTTCATCCGTTCCAATAGCATCCTTTACCCAACCAATCATTGTGGACTCATTTGGTGTTTTAGCAGAAGTATCAAAAGTTATGAAGTCTGAAGGTAATGACTCTGGTTTTGTAAATACAACCTCACCAGTGCGTCTTGCCTTTTCCTCTGTACCGTCCATTCCTTTTACACGATAGACGACATTAGTAAAATATCCGTCAGAAACATCACGTTTAGAACAAGTGCCGTTAATTTCCCAAGTGTAAGTAATTGCCATAATTTTTAAAATACCTTAGTTATATATTACTCTGTAACTTCTTCTTCGTCTGTTTTTAAAATATCCTCTACAGCAGCTATGCCACCTTTCAGTTCAAATATCTTTTGTTTGCAGTTTTCTACGACTTGATTTGCCTGATTAAAATTATTTACTACCTGTTGTAATTCAGAGTTAAGAGCTTCCAGCTTTTGCTGTGGATCGACTGCCATAAAAAATAAATAGTTAAAGGTATTATATTAACCAGCCTTCAATGCTGCAACTTCGGTTTCTAATAATTCAATTTTTCCGACAGCTTCTTTCAATGCAGCTACAACTAAAGGCACAAGTTTTGCTTGATCAATACCTTGAGGTAATATATCACCTAGCCTACCTTCTTCATATTCTTCACTATCTATCATTTCTTGTGTAATAACAGCATCTTTTGTGCCTGTAACTGCTTCTGGAACTGCTGTAACTTCATGTGCTAAAAATCCATCAACTGTTACATCTTTATCGGCAATAAAATTAAATCTGTAAGGTTTTAAAGTTTTTAATCTTGTAATTGCATCAGACAATGTAACTACGTTTTCTTTTAATCTATAATCTGAAGTTGTATTATATGCAGTTGATGAGTTGTTATGAGAAATCGAACCAACAGAACTACCTCTAAAAAATTCAATAGATAATCCTACATTTGTCCTTCTATTTAAAGTTAAAATTTTACCGCCAGAACCACTCTTTACCATATTCATACCCTGACCAGATCCTATGAATATAGATCCGTCAACATCTAAACTTGAAGAAGTTTTGCCGATACCCACATTACCATCACTCGCAATCGTCATGCGTGTAGAAAGAGTTCCGCTCCCTTCTGTTTTAAATTTTAAACTTGCGTTACTTCCGTCTGTTTGATCCATTTGAATCTCAGCTTTTGGATCATTTGCACCATTTTCGTCAAAAGTAATTTTTGGAGCGTTATTTGCTGAAGCAATTGTTATATTTCCTTGAACATCTACACCATCTGCTGTGGTTTCAAACTGTTTACTGTTGTCGTAATATAGCTCTACTGCTCCGTTGTGATTACAATTTATTGCATCTTCGCCATTACCCCCAACTTCAAGTTGTATGTTGCCACCTGATCCTGTTCCTAGTCTTGTATGAGTTTCATTATTTATAAGTATAAATTCATTAGTAGAAGTACCATGATTAGCATGAAATAATCCTTTGTAAGCAGCTATTAATCCCCAATTTCTTATTTTTAATGAATGAGAAGTAAAATCTCCTTCTCCTACAATAGTAACACCATTACTTGTGGTCTCAAGCATTTTACTGTTGTCGTAATATATTTCTACACCTGCATTTGGATTGGCCTTAATTACTTGTTCTGTACCATCTGCATTATCAACTTTAAAACTTTCTGATTGGATTTTTACAATTCCAGCATCTATAATGTATAAATGACCTGTACCAGTATTCTCTATATAGCTATGGCTTCCATCGTGATAAATTTCTAGGTCATCTCCTGATCCAAAATTAGCTTTTACATTATCATCAAACTTCATTTTATTTGCTGATGAGTCAAATTGTATATCTTTCCCAGCATTATCAGGGTTATCAAGCCATAAATCTCCTATGATTTTTGTTCCTAATGAAGTTGTCTCAAACTTTTTACTATTGTCGTGATATAGTTCAACTGCTCCACTGGGTATCATTTTCGCACTATGTCCACCAGACTGAGTTATAAATTCTATGTCGTGACCATCTGAAAAAATTAATAAATCACCAGTAGCACTACTTACCTGTTTAATGTAAGAATTTGAGCCATCGTGATAAATTTGTAGATCTGAACTTGCACCAATATTTATCTTGTCATTATCATTCGATAGAGTTATATCATCATTAAATTGTGTGCCACTTCCACTAATTCTAAATTTTTCTGCTCCACCTGCATCTCTAAACCTTAAGCTACCTGTATTGTTATCAATATATGAATGACTTCCATCATGATAAATTTGTAGGTCATTACCATCTCCAAAAACACTTTTTACATTGTCAAAGTGTTTTAAAATATTTCCAGATTCATCAAAAAATAGATCTTTTCCTGAGTTGGTTTGATTATCAATAAAGAAATCACCAAAAACTGTAGATCCATTTGAATGAGTCGCAAACTTTTTACTGTTGTCGAAATAGAGTTCTGCTGCTCCATTACCAGTAGTTTTTATATTAGTTTCCCAGCTACCACTTGTAAAATTTTGGAATAAAACTGACCCATCAGTACCATGATATATTTGACTATAATCAGCATTATCATCTCCATCATCTGCGTTTAGTTGTAAAATAGCTGGCTGACCCTCTTGACCTTGTATCTCTAATCGAGTTCCACCTGATCCAACAGTGTTGAAAATTTTAGCTCCATATGCTTGGGTCTCAAGTTTTTTACTGTTATCAAAATATAACTCTACTGCTCCGTCTGGAATAAAATTAGCAATCGTTTCTCCACCAGTGTTTTTTTGAATAACAATAGTGCTATCAGCAGCTAATCTTAAATTTCCTGTACCTACATCTTTTAAATATGTATGTGAACCATCATGATAAAATTCTCCATCTCCTCCTGTTCCAACAACTAACCTTGAATTGTCAATAAGCTGTACTCCAGCTGAAGTTGTCTCAAACTTTTTACTATTATCGAAATATAGCTGTACCGCTCCATCATGTGTAAATCTTGCAGCATACTCAGTAAAATCGCCATCACCTATATCAACAGAACTATTGCTACCTAAAAATAAATTACCTGTAGTATTTAAAGCGTAACTATGACTGCCATCGTGATAAATTTGTAGGTCATCACTTGTTCCCAATTTTAGCTTTGCATTATCAGGTAAATCTATATGACTTGTTGCTGTAATCTCTCCTGTCACGTCAAGACCAGCACCAATATCAACATGACCCCACAGATCAACTTCTCCATCTGAATGAATAAAAAGTCTATTCTCATTATTTGTTGTATCAATAATTTTAAACAATCCACTTTCAACAACTATTGCAAAATCATCATTATGATTTGTGTCAGTAAATTGTAATCTTGGTGAAGTATCTTGAATAGTAATATCATTACTAGTTATAAATCCAGTTGTAACTATATTCTGCGATCCAAAATCAGGAGAAATCTTCGTTCCAGCTATCGCTGCACTTGCGTTTATATTTGCATTATCAATAACACCATTATCTATCGTAAAAGTACCACCGCTATTGCTTATTGTTATATCTCCTTTATCACCATCAGAGATTCCTGACCCTATCTCAGTAATAGAATTGTCGTCTTTTTTAGTAAATAATTTACCGTTGTCAGTTCGTAGTGCAACTTCTCCAACAACTAAATCACTGGCACTTGGATTGCTACCAGAACCTCTTTTTAGTCTAATTTGATTAGACATAAGATTAACCTCCTAATGTCTAAAATGAACCACCATCTATGGTGAAACTTGATGCACTTTCGTCTTTTAAAAATGTAACCAAATCAGACAGAGCAACCTGTTTCATCGTTCCAGCGTCATTAGCTATAAATCTGTCTGCTGCTGCAAGTGTTGTTGATGTAGCCGAAGTCGCACCATCAAGTAAATTAAGTTCGGTGGTAGTAGAAGTAATGCCATCAAGAACATTCAACTCTGTCACAGTAGATGTCAAACTTGTAAGTTTGGTGACAGGTAATGTTCCTGTGATCGAACTTGCAGCTAAGTCAATAGCTATTTCAGTAGATTCGATAACAAGACCACCATTAGCCTTGAGGTCAACAGAAAGTGTATTACCAGACTTATCTAAACCGTCACCTGCTGTGATCTGACCTGCACCTGAGAACTGAGCAAAAGTAAGATTATTCGTGCCAACAACTGCTGATCCTTTATTACTAGTACAAACAAACCCATTATCAGCATTTACAGTACCTTGTTCTACGAAGGTGAACATTCCTGCTGCGTCTGCACCAGCAGCTAAATCATCTGCTCTGGTTGGTGACGATCCAACAATATAAATACCATTCTGACTTGCTGTTGACTGATCTTTGACAAGAACACGATCATTAGTCGCAAGAGTAACACCGTCTAATGTATCTCCATTGTTAAGAGCAGTAGATATTGTGATATTTCCAGTTGTGGCTACTTTACAAGAATCTTTTACATCTAATCCCTGACTTGTTGCCTCAACGAAGCCACGAGTTGCAGCATCTTGTGTATTTACAGGATCAGCTAAGTTAGTAATTGTCTGACTATTTAAAGAAACTGAGGCTGTTGGTGCAGCCATCTGATCTAATCTATTTGTTCTGACACCTGTGTCGAAATCAGAGATTTTCGTATGCAACAGCGAAGGAACATCATCGGCTACCATTGCCCTAAATGTTGCAGCACCGTTACTACCATCGGGTGCAGCTAAAAATGTATTCTGTGTTCTAGTTGTAAATAAATCCGCAAAACTACCAGACCCACCAATAGGTTCAATGGTTGTAGCAGAACCTCCTGATCCACTTGTGCCAATACCTATAAATAACTTTTTACTACCTTCTGCAAAAGCTAACTCAGCATTTGCTAATGAACCTGGTGCTGAAGATCCTGTAGATCTTTTTATTCTTACTGTGTTAGCCACTAAAAGTTACCTCCATCGACAAGTGTTAGTTTGGTTGTGGTTGCATCTGCTTTAAATGTACCACTAGATGAATCGAAGTACACTATTGAATCGTTTACCTTATTAGAGTCATCTAACGATGTACCTGTAGCTGCAAAAGCTGGACCTTGCGGTCCTTGAGTCGCAACAGTAACAACATTAGTATCACCATTTACGGTAACAGTATTTTTCGTTGTGGTGATGTTTACAGAAGTCATGTGGTTGTATAACCCTCACTCATAAATATTGTACCCTCTAAATAATATTCTCTGTTACCACCTGCATCAATTAATAACACATCATATTTTAAGATTTCTGGTGTAAAAGTTGCTGTCTGTGCATCTGTCAAAGTAATACTTACCGATCCAGCTACTCTATCTGTATAAGAAACAGAAAAATCAGCAAACTTTGTGGTGCGTGTTTCTTCCCAAACCTGTGCAGCAACAGTAAAACCTGTAAGGTTTATAGCATTATTATTGCCATCTTTAAACACCAAAGGGATAGTATGATCTGACCTTCTTTGAAGAGTAAAGTTATAAGTACCTGGTTCGATTGCCATAATTAAACTTTTATTACATACATCATAGCTATGTTGCGTGGTCTAGTCTCAGAACTGTTTGACGTTCCACCTCTTTGGCTTTGGCTAATACTTGTAGAAGTTGAAACAGATATGCCTGTAGTATTATTGTTTATGCGATTTGAATTTCCAGCATCTTTAAAACTTAATGCACCACCACTATTCACTGAATTGAAAAAACCAACGCTCATACTATGAGCGTGTCCTGGGTCAGAAACACTTGAGCTTGAGGAAGCACTAACAGCGTGATCATGTTGAGGGTGCTGATGACTTTGAGAACTAGCGACACTTCTTCCCGAATCAACTCCTCTTCCATTATCAAAACCTCTTATAAATTCACCTCTTAAATCAGGTACTTTGAAGGTAGAACTATTGCTTGCACCATACTGTGTCCCAATAACAGCAAACAACGCAGCAAAAGTTGTTCTACTTACTGATTGTCCATTACACTCTAAATAACCAGAAGGTACAGAAGCTACAGCGATACAAAATACTGCTCCACTTGGTACTCCAGCTACAACTTGAAATGATAGATTACCAGAACCATCAGTCTGCATAAATCCACCACTAACAATACTTGAAGGTAGTTTTAAATTAATATTTGATGACACGCTTGAAGGTGCTTGTAATCCTACAAAATTTGAACCGTTACTACTAGACTCGCTAAATCTAATTTGTCCGTTTTGAAATATAGTAAATGCGTTTGCTTCAACTCTTATCCTCTCTTGTCCAGCAGTACTAAATCCTAAGACATTAGTATTTTGTCTAAACATTCCTGTATCTGTATCTCCATCAAACGCATAAGCAGGACTACCAGCACCCGATCCATCATCTCCTAAAAGCTGACCTGTCATTGTGCCACCTGCTCTGGGCAGTAAACCTAAATTCGCTTCGTCAACAGAACCAATGGTGGTAAATGCGTTATTTGCTGCGTTTCTTATTTTTAAATTATTACTATCTGCTGTATCTGCATAGAACATAAACTGTTCTGGATTTGACGGATCAGAACCACCACTATTACAAGTCTTTATCGCTTCGAGTATTGCATTTATGTCACTACGGACAGAAGCTCCAGAGGCGTTCGCTACATTAAAATCGGAAACTTGTGCCATAAATTACTAATTATACTCCTTTACCATATCCTACAGCCGAAAAAGTAAAAGATCTATCAACAAAAGTATTAGTGTTATTTCTCATAACTTTTATCGTAAAACCTGTTCCACTTACATTAGATATTTGAAAGAAATCACCATCTATAGCATCTTGAATTGTAATTCCAATAGAAGGAAGAAAAGCATTTACTCCTCCTAAAGAAGGAGTACCGACAAAGAATGGTGTTCCAAATGTTATTGTCTTGCCAGAAGATGATGTGCCAGATTGTTGTGGTGCAGTAGATGTACTGCCTCCTGTCTGATAATTTTGTTCTGTTCTTGATTGAAACTCTGCGGTATATCCTGCTTGCTGTACGTTCATGTTTTGTGAAACATTTGTCGTTTCAAGAATTAGTTTAAATTTAAATCTACGACCTTTAAATGTTCCATTTGCAAAGTTATTAAATGCACCAAAACTACCTGATGCTGTCTGCGATGTGGCTACTTGAATCTGACAGTTTGCTTCATCTGCTGCTGCACCATCAAAATTACCATTAGTTGCATAATCGTCCCAAAAAGATCCACTAGGAATAAGGGTTTCTATATCCGTTCCGATCACAAAACCAACAGAACGTATAACTCTTTTTAAATCAAGAGAAAATACAGCACCTAAATCTAAAATATCTTTAAAAGCATATTCTCCTGTTTTGTTTGTAGCTGGATTTGTAAGTTGCAATGCACTGGCTGTGTTGCTAAATGTTGTATTAGTATCTGTGCCTTGAAATGGAGGACTATCTAAATCTTCTCTATCTTGCAGGATAACCTGAGTATCAATCAAATCAGGTAAATCTTGAATTATAGAGGTCTCTCCAACACTAAAGTTTCCTTGGTCATCTTGAAACTTAAGAATATACTCGCCTTCTAAAGATGGCACAACAACATCTGTAGTATTACCAGCTAACGCAGTAACAAGATCAACAGAGTTTTGAAATGTACCGCTACCATCGGTCAGATTACTATGTCTGACATAAACTCGTCCTCCGTGAAGAACATCTGGATCTACAGCTTTCGTCCATCTAAGTCTTACCAACTTATTAGTAATTGGCTCCATAGATAAGTTCTGAACATTACTAGGTGGATCTGTTTTACCTACAGCATTGAAAGTTATATCACTTGATGTAGCTGATAATTTAAGTGCTGCATTATATGAAAAAACTCTAAACTCATACGTTCCAGCTTCAGTATTTAATATTTCAAAGTCTGGTCTAAATACAATTTCATTTACCCAGTTTGTATTATTAAATCTATACTGAACAAGATACTGACTAACACCTGTAACAGATACCCAAGATAGTATTAATTTTGTAACGGCCAAAGCATTTATAACAACAATTCTTTCTGATGCCTGTAAGTTTGCTGGTGGGTCTTTTGGCTCATTTAGTAAAGAGATATTTCTTGCAGGTAAACTTATACCTTGCTCAATATTTGCATACTTACCATCAATATAAGTAAGTGCTGTTATGGCAAAGTTAATCCCATCTTGTTCTTCTACAGTTATGACTCTAAAAGTTTGAGCTTCTAAAGTTGAACTTTGAACAAGCCAAATGCTATTTACATTTGGTGTTGCAGATAAAGCAGAATCTAAACTGATTACTCCACTTGTAACGCTGAGTATATTTTTTGTTTCTACCGATCCATCAGGTAATATAACGCTGCATTTTTTATTAGTACCTGTAAAAGTATCAAGATCCTTTACGTTATCTACTGTTATAGCAGTCGTTGTTGCGGATTTTATACGGCCACTTCTACGCTCTCCACCTCTAACTGGATCATTGACAGAAATAACAGATCCAGGTCTGACAATCGCTCCAGCATCTATTGATGTTGTAAAACTTACTACCTCAGTTTCCTGTTGTTCACTAAATAATATTGCTTTACCTAACCTTTGAGCTTGACCACGAGAAGTACAAGCAAATGCTTTTACATCTTTTTTAATTATTCCTAATTTGCTTTGAGCAGTGGTATCTTCTACAACCTCATAATCTATTTCTCTACTATCCATATTGAAATAGCTCACATTTATCACTGTATGTCTTTGTTTTAAGCTGCTACCTGAGTAACTGAACCCACCTTCACCTACATTCGCCAAGCTAAATAGGTAACTTGGATCTGTAGGTCTATCTTGTGAGATAGTGACAGAACCTTCAGACCAAATAGGGAAACATCTCATCACTCCTGCCAATTCATTTATCAAAGTAAATGCTTCTGTTGATCCCTGTATATTTACATTGCAACTAAACCTAGCTTCCTGTCCTCCAAAACCATCATCTACTAACTCATTAGCATACTTACTGGCAGCAATAAAGCTGAATAAATCTAAATTGCTGTCTGTGATATGCGTTCCAAATCCATATCTTTCAGTAGTAAGAAGATCAAGCAATATTAAGGCAGGACAAGAACACCATTGAGCAGCACCCATTGTTCCATTAAATATGTAACCACTTGGATAAATTATTCTTCCTGTTTGCAAATCTACAGTGGGAGTACCTGATCCTCCTGCTCCTGCACCTGGGATTCTTACCTTTACACCACGAATACGGAAAGCTCTTTTTGGTATAGAACTAAACTGTTCAGAATCTATTCTCAGATTTGTATAAGCACTGTTTAAATATCTTTGTTTATCGTCAACAATTTCACTGATACTTGTCCATGTAAAAGCATCAACAAGATTTGATGATGTGCTATCTGCGGTGACTCTTACAACTCTAATATCAACAGGGAAAGAACCTGTAAATGAAACACGATAGTCTTTTTGGTACGCATCAGCAGTTCTACCTGTAATCGTGTCATTAATTACGTCTGTAAAGCCACCACCATTGTATTGAACTTGTATTTTTAGGTTGACGGAAGAACCTAATAAATCACCTTCATCTGTAGCTTTCTGTAGCTGCGGAAATGTAATCGTAACTTTTGCAGCATCAACAGCAGTATTAGTTATCTGACGAGTGACGGGAGAAGAATTTGTAACTGTAACTCCAACAGCAGTTGTTGATTGACTACCCTCTATCCCTGGAACATGAGTTTGGTTTGACGTTCCAAAACGAGGTGTAAATCCTACATTCTGAAAGTTAAAGTCTGCTGTTTGTGGGTTTGTATTGTTAGCACTTGCATTGAGAATAGGAGTATCATTTAAAAATATGTCTTTCAATGCTGCATTGTTATAGGCTGTAGTTCCTTTTGTTAATCCTGCTTTTGATGGAGTGGCAAAACCCTCTATCTCTCCTTCAGAAATGAGATCCTGTATTGATGCAAACTGTCTGCTATTTAATGTATCTGGTGCTCTAAATGGAGGAGGTGGTGTTGGGGGAGGACCACCTGCTCCTCTGATAATTTTATCCGTCATGCTGATACCTGATTAGTGTCGATTCCTGCTGAGATTACAACCGATCCTGTAATAATCTCTCCATAAACAATTGGATGGCTAGTTCCTGCTCTTGATGTATTTTGCACTCCAGAAAAGCTAAATGATATTCTAGGATCTTGTTCGTTATTAAATTCTTGTGGTTTTGGTAAAGGAAATAACATTTCATTTACCCCCATCAAAGTTAAACCTAAACCAATATTTGCAATAAATGAATTAGCTCCAACAAACCCACCTAAACCACCAAATTTTAAAGGAGCAAGTGGAGCAGCTACGGGTAGCATAAAAGCAACACCTATTAATGCTAAACCTAATAATGTTCTGCCTCCTCCTCCACCTGCACCAGTAATGACAGGAACAATACTAATATCAGATTGTCCTATTGGATTATGAATATCTTCTTTTCCTATCTCGTAGTCATCAACTAATACCTGATAGTAGCGATCTGCCATGTGCGCTTCCAATTTTGGAAAGTTACTAACTAAAAACCTAATAGCATCAGCAGTAGAAGTTATTACTGCGTCTAGTTCTTTATGTCCGACAAACTCTGCCAGTTCTCCGTAAAGTCTAACTGTTCTGAGCATAGCGATACCTCTTACCAGTAC